AAAATATTCACCAGACTTGGCCAGCCGCGATAATTATTCCACGCCCCTTCAGCCCACATCGACGTTGCAATCCCATCCGTCCCGTCGGATTCCGCAGCGTGTACGGGAGAAACAACTTCCACACTCACCGTTCTGAAATCCGTAAAATCTGTGATGCGGACTATCCCGTTGCAGATTTGATTTTTGGCGGTCAGCGTCGCACTCCCGCTTGTTGAACCCCGAGTAAATGTGTAATAGACATTCTCCTCCGTCTCCTCAGACGTGTAAGCCGTATTGGCGGAAAATGTCCGTACCTCCTGCCAGACACCGCCTTGTATACGGCGCCAGAGTTTGAATGAGTTCGATGAAACCAGAACCTCAAATGTGAAACTGCCCTTAATTCGTATTCCTTCCCCAGTCGGCATGCTGTTTGTATTGTTGTCAGGCGTTGTCAAAACGTTATCCAGCCGGACATTCCGAATCAGCCAGATGGAGCCAACGTGATTTTCGTTGAAAATGTCCCCCGTCGATGTGAGCGTTCCCGTCGTGCCCTCCGGGAAATAATACCCCGATGCAACCGCCGGCTGGCCAGATGCATCAGCAGAAGGACTGAACTGAACGGTGATAGATTCGTCTGTATTATCCGCCAGAAACGGACCATTCTTGTAATTGAAGTCTTCCAGGATCCATTCCACGGCGGATTTTCTGGAAAGCACCTTAGGGGGATAATCCCGATGCGTGATATAAATGACATCCGCAGACTGGATATAGCACAACCGAAACAAATCATCCTCTTCGTACGGCGAATTCAGTTCGTAGATTTTCTGAACGTATCCGCCGGAATCGTATGCGGTAAAATCATCCCCATCCGTCCCGTCCAAAGAAAAACGCGTTGAGCCGGAGGAATTCTCCTCATCGTCCTCAATGACCGCAATTGTCCATTCACGCAGAGGACTTCCGATATAATTCAGTTCAATCGTCCCGCTGACCGAATGGAATCGGACGGTGTCCCCCGTTGAATATCCATGCGGAGACAGCGTTTCAACCACAACCGGCTGACCGGACGACAGAGAAATTGAAGATATCTCCAGCGAATCCGTCAAAACCCTGTCGCCATTTGAAAAAAAGCGTATCTTCTGGTCAGAAAACTCGAGAACAACAGTATCGTTCGCAGAGAATTCGAACGGAATCAGCCGGCTGGCGCCAAGGGCTTTCGCGACAAAGATAGTCCCGGGACGCTTGAATACACCCCCTTCAGGCATCGGTATGGAGTTGATGAGAACAGAACATCCATTGTAATACTTGGCAATATCAACACGGCCGTCAAGAAAGGATGATAATTTGCCGGCATTAAAGGATGTCCTTACCCATCGAGCCATATCAATAGACCCTGTAAAGACACTCTACTTCCGTCAAAGACCCCGTGTAATCGGTAAACAGCGACGACAAATACCGATACCCGACGGCGTCAAACAGAACAGAACCGACTTTCGAATCCCCCGTGCTGCCGCAGACGGCAATTCCCGTCGGATGAAATGATTCGACCGTTGCCGTTTCCGCCCAAAGGTAATCAGAAGTTTCTCCGTCCGCCCGGGCGGCACCAAACTGCCAGACAATCCGTGCGATTTTCTGAACCGGCCCTCCGTCCACACGCCCGTACAAGTCTTGTGTAAGCGTATCTCCGGCAGATGCCCCTCTGGCTCGGACAATCAAACAAACGGCATTGGCACAAGTAATAACCCCAGTCCCATACTCCCGGGTCAGGTCAATCTCCCCAGCCTTCGGGCCTATCGCAAAGTCCGTCAACGCAGAATAATCAGACGGATGAGACACAGAGATATCTTCCAGATATCCAAGCCGCTGATACGAACTGATATAAGTCTGAATAATCATACTTGTTCCCTCATAAATACCGCGAATGCCACGTGGAACTATAGAACGAATAACGCTTCTGCTTCTGCTGAGACTGAATAGACCTCGATTTCCGCATCACGATAGACTCATATTCCTGCATAAGGTCATAGCGAACCTTCGGATTGTTCGCCAGCGGAACGCTCAGTTTGCACGCCAGTTTCAGGACCACCGCCGACCGGAGAGGAACAGACCAGGAAGCAGGCGAAGACAGGTAATAGACATACCGAATCGGAAGAATCGGTGTATCCGAACTCCCAACCTCAGACAAATAGGACACATCATTGCTGAACTCACCAGACGCCGTAAAGGCCGTCAAGACACTGTAGAGAGAGTCTTCATAAGTCAAATACTGCCCAGAACGGTATTCCATCCCTTGTGAATATCCCGGCGCTGTGCTTCCGGCATCCGTCAAAATGTATTGGCCCTCCAGAGTCCAGTTGTTAGTATTTTCCTCTTCCCCGACCGAAACAAGACGAATAAAGTCCTGAGGAATCTGATAGGTATGTTTCTCCCCAAAAATATCAATCCCCGCAGATACCAAATACACACGCTTGATAGCTTCCGTCCAGTTGTATTCAGCCAGGGTTTCCCGTATGGCGGGCGTCAAAAATTGTTCACAAAGAATATACTCCTGTTTGGCAGTCGATGCCGCCGTTATCTTCGCTGCGCCAAGGTACTGAAGTGCTTCGTTGCAGACCTCAAATGAGTCGGACGGTATAGCCATAATCTACCCTTGCCAATCAGGCTTGGGGCGGCAGGCCGTCAGACCCGCCGCCCGCCAGCCCATCGGAGCATTATACGTACGTAAAGAAGATTTTTACGGCAACGCCTTCCCCTGCGGTAAGACCCGCCGAAGCAGTTGTCAATACAACACTGCTCTCTTCCTGCAACGCAATGCTGTTGACACCTGTATAAACGGTTCCGTCCGGTTTCGGGACAATCACCTGAGGCGTTGCAGATTTCAGCGATCCAACCGCGCCAAACAGGTCCGCATCTCCCGAAACACCAAGGGAGCCCGTCACCGCGTTCGTCGTCGCCGCCGGAATACCAATCACGTTAACCGGATAGACTATCGCGTAGAGAGGAACGGCCCCCTTGGGCAAAGACCCGAACACCAACGTGCTGCCTGCATCTCCGCCGTCCTCGGCATAGCAGACATCCGTCATGCAGTAAACATTCCCGCGGGCATATCGATTGTCCGCCATGTTCCCGACACGACTTGACAATTCAAGGTTCCGCAAGCTGCTTGTATATGTTTCCACGGCCATCTTTATTCCCTTTCAACTTTCAGATTACGCACATTCAATCACAACCACCTTGGACTCATCGGTCCGGATGGCACCCATGTAAGCCGCTACCAGAATCTGCCACATCGCCTTGTCCGTGTTGAAGTCAACTCGGAAGATTGGTTTCGGATTGGAGACGTAGAGAACGGCATCATTGGGGAATGCAACACACCGATAAATGTCCTTGTCCTTGTCCAAATCTCCTTTTACCTCCAGCGACACATTGTGGTCAATCAGGAAGTTAAAGCCAAGATAAGTAAACATCTCTCCAGTCTTCATGTCCGAAATCATCTGAAGAGAATGCTCTTTCTCCTTGGCCTCCCGCAGAAGGTCCGAAACCTGCTTCGGCGAGCAGACCAGATTGAAGACCTGGTTGGGGTCATTGTGCATCGTAGTCAGAGCCTGCCGAGCCAAAATGAGTTTCTCCGTCGTCAATCCGCTGGACGTGCCGCCTTTGGCAAACGAGTTGGTCGTATCATGCGGAATGTACCGCCCGCCGCCCGTAATGGAGAACGTGTCCGCCTTCAGAGAGTATGTGTTCGTCCGGTTCTTCCCGCCGACTACATCAGCGAAAAAGGCCCCGTGAATCACATCATTCTTCAGACGAACAACCCCTTTGGCCATCGCCTTCATAAACGGCGACTGAGCAGAGATATTCATCGCGATTTCGTCAAAGGTGTCAAACAGAACCCTCTTGTAGAACTTCCGCGAATACACCCAGCGGGTCGGGAACTCAGGGTCTTCCGCAGGAACGTCCTCACCGCGGACTCTCTGCTCAACCAGGTCAATCTTTCCAATCCACCGATACGCCTTGAATTCGCCTTCCATCTGGTCAACTTCTACATGACCAGCGTAGACATCCTTGGTCTCTTGAAGGACTTCTCGAAGGGTTGCATCCCAAGACGCGTAAAACGCCTCGTTGATTTTCGCCAGAGACGTGTTTTCGTAATAGGTTGTCATCGTTCGAACTCCTTACCATTACTGCTTCTTTCTCTTTCGGCCTGTTCTCCCAACAGGGCAGGCAAGGCGTCCGAATCGTTGGGGGGCGCTGCTTCCTTGTCCCAATCTTATTCAGGACATTTTATTATTTTCCACTTTCCCTAATTAAGGTCAAGTATTTTTCTACGGCTTTTTTGTGCTCCGGATGCAGTTTATTCTTGTACGCCTCCGAATTGAACAGTTCAGACAACTGCTCATACAGCGTCTGCTCTTTGGCCGGCGCCGTGCCGGAACCCGTCTGGATTTTATCCTCCGACAGACGGCTGCTCATCGTAAACAGCATATCAATGACTTTCGGATGGTCCGCAAGACCAACCTCCTCAAGAACCGGCAAAATCCCAAATTTCTCCGCCGTCTGCTTGGCTCGCTTGAAGTTTTCCTCGTACTCAGACTTCCATTTCGCCTTCAATTCCTTTGCCGCAGATTCGCGCTGTTCTTCCAGCTGCTTCTGCATCGCCTCCTGAGCCGCTTCGGCAACCTCTAACTGAAAGTTTATCAGTTCCTGAAACTGCTTTGGGGTCAATTTCAGTCCATGCGCGAACCTCTTGAACTCCGATACAAGGTTTTCGTCAATCTCAACAGGCGGTTTTTCCGGCGGAGTAAACTCATACGCGTCCGGACTGGACGGAACACCCAGTTTTTCGTAAATTTTCTGCTCCAGTTCCTCAGTCAACTGAATATCCGGAAACTGTTTGAGCACTTTCTGGCCGACAAAGGACTCCAGTTCCTTGTACCCCTTCAATACATCCTCCACTTTTCCCCATTTTTTGGCTGTAAGGATGGATTTATACTCCTCGGGGGCCTTTTCTGCGTCCAATCCGCCATTGGAAAGCACCCAAGAAGCCAACTTTTGCCCTGCATCCGGTGATTCCGGCTGTGCAGACGCGGCTTTTTTGCCTTCCAGAACGCTCCCATCCGGTGAATTTTTCTGCTGAATCGGTTCAGCATCACTCATAACCAATCTCCATCTCTAAAAACTGCTTGATTCGAATATAAACATCCCGTTTTCCGGCACGATAAGCAAGACCTAAAGCATTGAGATTCCCGCCATCAGAGGCAGGAATCTTAAATCCCGTGAACTTTTCCAGGTCATCCAGAACCAGTTTCCCCTCATCGGTATTGAAAATCTGCTGATATGCACGCGCTTTCTTCACAGATTCGTTATGAATCTCAATGTTCATAGATTTTCCTCCTTGTCCAGAACGGGAGACAAGTCTTTGACGGCCTGTGCACCCTGCTGGAGCATCTGCATTTCCATCATCTTGTTTTCTTTTTCCGTCCGCTCCTGCCGCATCTGTTCAATTTCATCAGGCATCCGGACTAATTCCGCAGGAACACCGCCGTGTATGGCTGACTGAATCGCCGCCTCGTCCAGATTCAGCACGTCCAGAACCGGATAGAATTGCTGATACGGAACCCATTTGTTCAGCCAGACGTCAATCGCACGCACCTGAGAAGCACTCATCGCCATCGCCAGACGGCCATGATAGACAATTTCCACCTTCCTGCCGCCTAACCGCAACAGACGCTCCGGCTGGGTTTCGTATATCAACTCTCTTGCCCGAAGAATCAGCGGGTCCAGCATCTCTTTCTGGACCCCCAAAATCAGCGGGGAAAGCATCACCAGTTTCTCCTCCATCCGCTGAGAAACTTCATAGGCCGTCATATTGCGGTAGTCCGCCAGCGCCTGAAACAGGTCATAATAAAACCCTTCCAAAACACGCTGCCGCTCCGCCTGAATCATCGAATCCGTCAACACAATATTCGACCCCGTCCGCAACGGTACAGGATCCGGAGAGCCGGGCATCTTTACCAAAATCGCCCCCGGGGCAATCATCGGATTGTTCAGAAGCGTCCCTTCTTCAACAATCAGAGGCGGAAGCGTATTCAGGTCTGAATACTGAATATAAATCCGTCTCATCTGATTGAGCATTTTAATATCCGGAAGCAGTTCTATCGCAGGAGACCGGCCCATCAGTTCCCCGGGAGCCCTCTCAAACCGCCCGATTTTGTAAGGCAGCGAACTGAAGCCGCTCTCCCGGACAACAAACATCTTGCCGATTGGAAGGAAATAAACCGACTTGTACGCCCACGAATCCAGTTTCTCCGGGTTATACTCTTCGTTCGGAAATACAGCGTGGATACACTCAAAGGTGTCCATTTCCTCCAGCATCTTTTCGACATTTCTCGGCAACTCCGCCTCCGGAAACTCCTGCCGGAACGTTCGCCAGTTGTACTCAATCCGACGGTAAACCGTGTCAATCTGACCCCGGGAATTTTCCTCAAAATAGACACTTTGGATAGGATATGTTCTGAAAACAAGTTCATTCCCGGAGCGTTCGACGGAGATTACCGCCGTACCGAAGACGGCCAGTTGTCTGCAGGCCGTGAACATTTCCCGCTGGAAATTGCTTCGCCAAAGGGCTGCGTGAACGTCCTGCGTCTGGAGAGACAGTTCCTTCTGAAGGGCCAAATCGCGGTTGTATTTTTCCTCAGAAACGCGGAAATCAAACCAGCGTATCCCATAGGGAGTCAGGTAGGAAATTATCCCCGCGGCCATCCGGATAGACGCCTGAATCGCCGTTGCATCCGCTATCTCCGTAGCCACTACCGGCGTCTGGGCATTCCCCCCAGAAGCCGAATCCGTCGTCTCCCGAACCAGAAAATTCGCCGCATTCGGCCAGCAGTAGCGGGCTACCTCTTCCAAAAGCAGATTCCACGGCTCCCGAGCAGAACGCCGGTCCAGATATTTTTCATACAGTTTCTTCAGGTCCATTTTATTCACCCAGACGTTTCTTCAGCACGGATTGTATCCCGTACAGAATGTTTTCCGAACGCCCTTTCGGAACCCGACGACGCTCCTGTTTTTTTCTCTCCTCTTTGTCCTCGACGATCTGCTGAATGTCTGTCGTTTCCTGCATCTTCGGCCTCTTCATTTTGGCAGAACCAAACAGGCTGCTCATAGTTCTATCCCCTTATCAAATACCTGCACGCCGCCGATGCCGGCGTGCGCTTCTTTTGTTCTCTGTCCATAATAGAAACATTCAGCCAGCGCCCTGCAAGCAAAAAATAAAGCAAGGCGTGGAAATAATGGTCGTCTCCCAGTTTCACCCAGCGGGGTTTTTTAACGCCCGTCTGCTCATTTTCCACCATCGTCCGCGCCGTTTGCGTCAGCTGAGACGGGAAATCAGACGGAAGAGACGCCGCCGCAGGAAACTGTATCTGGCGGTCTTTTACCAGCGAATAGACACGGTCGCACCACTCATTGCGGTTGCATTTGATACGCCCTTCCAATTCGTCCGTCTCTACCTCCGAAGGCATCAACTCCGAATAATAACACCGATACCCGCGAACCCCTTTGCCGGACAGCCGGCGGAGAAAATCCCTGCTGGCGTGAATGTCCGGCTGGGCATCTATCACCAAAGACCGGACGCCAAACCGGTGAATCAGAAGCAAAAGCCCGTCAAAACTGTCCTCCTCCCCAGCCGTCAACACCTTCCACGTCTGGCCGGAAACGCGAATCCCAATCACATAATGAAGCCGATTCCCTACGTCTATCCCCATCGCTGACGGGCCCTCATACGATGACCACCTCGGTTCCAACTGACAGCACGAAAGAATATCCTCCTCCACCAGCCGATAATCCGCCTCCAAAGAAGCAATCCCCAACACAGACCGGAGAAACTCCGACCGGCCATACCGGTTCGATTCCATCTCCATCCGCTCCAGACGAGCCATATCCTGCCCTAAATCCGCCCGGGGACTCATCAGACCATCCACCCAAAACCCATCTATCGACCGGTCTGGAAAGGCAGGAACCCATTGCCCATCCTTCACGTCTATCCTCTTGCCGCATTTGACACAAATCCGCTCCCAACGACCGTCTATCACCCCCACAGAACGCGGGAAATCCCTCCCTAAACACGTATAATGCCCGCAAGACGAACACTTTATCTCCCAATGATTCTGCGTGCTCGACTGCCATAACTTGTCCACCCCATACCCCGGATACGTCGGAGAGCCAAACGACCACTCCAATTTCAACTCACTGTCCCGAAGCCGCTGCCGACTCAACTCCACCATCCCCTCATCCATCAAGTCCACCTCGTCCCGTATCACCAAATCACACGGTATCGACCGCAAACTCACACTGTCCTTCGTCCCGCCTACCTTCTGCGGAACAGCCCCAACAAAATAAATACTCCGACCACGAAACGTCTTCAAATACGCCGTGTTCGTCTCTAAGTACCGCCGTATCCCATCATTCAACTCCAATATCGGGTCAAAACTTATCCGACTTAACGCCTCCACCTGCCGCGCCGTAGGCATCATATACAGCACATTCTGCCGAAATCGGCCAAATATACACCCATGAACACATTCCAAAAACTTCGTCGTCGTTATCCGTACCTGACTGCCCTTCTTTATCACTACCTCCCGAGCTCCACGATGAACTAAATCCAATAAGTACGGAGTACCCGCTAAACTAAACCGCTCCCCAGGACGAATAAAAAAACCCCCTAACATCGCCCAACTCAAACAATTCACAGCACCTAACCCACGAACTACACGACTGTCAATCCCATTCCCATGTTCCATATGTTTGGGTCTCCTAAGTAACTTGTCAATTTGCCGGACCGCCAATCGGTCAGTCCAAGGCAAACCCCTAAAAAAATACCCCCTAAAACCCACCAAAACGCCCCACAATCCATTTTCTCCCTAAGACCCCTACCCCAATATACCCCACACACAAATCAACCACTACATCCCATCCTAATACGTTTATTTGGATTCACGATGCCGTACCTCCAGTATCTTCAAACTCAACGTCTGTAAGACGGGGGTGGGACTCCGCCGCGAATCCCCCTCCCCCCGTTCCTCCCCCCCGGGGGGTCAATGCTGCAGCAAGGGGGGTATCATCCCCGGCCTGCCCGGAGCCGGAGCCGGGGACGGAGCCGGGGACGGAGCCGGGGACGCCGGAGCCGGGGACGGACAGGGCAAGCCGGCGGTTGAACTCGGCGGCCAGCGAGGCAAGCGTCTGGCGCTCGGACTCGGCCAAATGCGGCAGCGCCCCGGACGGGTCGGACGGCCGGGCAGTCGGACTGTCCAGACCAAGCAGCCGGGCTTTTGCTAACACCGCCGCTACGGCGGCGCTAGGCTGCCCCGAACGCATCGCCAAAAGCCTCGCTTGCTCCAGCTCATCGACCGCCTCGGAAATGCTGTAACTCGCCCTCGCCAAAGCAATTGCGCGCAGGCGCGCAAGGGCTGACCGGACTGCAGGATGGGACATCACCCGCGCCTGGGCCCTGGCCTGGCTGGCGTACCGCTGG